GCTCGAAACAGTCAGAGTAGTGAACTGCTCGTTGTCGTCTTGAACTTGCAGCGCAGCGCCGTCGGTCACCAGTGCGCGGTCCGGCAGACGGATACGCAGCGTGGAGCCGATTTTTGCGCCTTCAGCAGCAAAGCTGTCGTCGTACTGACGGTTAACCGTCCGGGTGATCACCAAGTTGTTCTCGAGGCCATGTGTTCGCCAAGGTTCGCTACGCCTTGACCGCCCTTTCGGGCTGCTGCATGTCACCATGCAGAGCAGACTATCTCTTCACCCTCTTGCGAGGGGCTGTGCGCTTCCAGCCGCTTGGCTGTACTCCCTTACGGGATAGTCGTTACACCTTCCGCTGATGAGGACAAACGCCGCCGTTTTTGTGCTTGCCCACCTGACAATTCATGCAGAGAACTTGGTACCCCGAAGGGAACTTATTCTTGCACAGCCAGAGGTAGAACGCGGTGCCGCTACTGCGGTAAGCACCTGACTTACGTTCCACATTGCCGTTGTTGTCAATGTGATCAATCGACAAAAACATTCGCTCAGCTTCTCCGCAACAGACGCATTTGTATCCGCCATACGCGGCAAACACTTCGTCTCTGCGCCGATCTTGGCTACGCTTTGTCTTGGCTGCTTCAGCAGCACGGATTGCTGCTTCTTCTTCAGGACTTGCGTTTGCCAGTTTCCGGTTGCGCCATTCACGGGAGTGCTCTCGAGCTTTTTCTCGATTTGCTTCCCGCCAATCGCGCATTCGCTGGGCGAGCTTTTCTCGGTTGCGTTCCCGATAGCGAGCAGCAGCTTCGCGGTTTTGATCGCGTTGCTTGGTTGCTGCGTCGATGTCGGGGCTTGTTTCATCTTTGGCTTGGCTCGGTGTTTTCATGTAATCATCTTACATGACGTCCACCGAATTCACACAGTTTTTCTACTAGGGTTTCCCCTAGAGGAGACCATTATTTAATCTCGAGTGCTTTCCGGGTGATCATGTCAATCGTAAGGATTGAGTTAGCCATGATCTATAAAACTCCTAATTTGGGTTAACGTCCATGCTTCGCTTCCCACGCCTTGATCTGTCGTTGCCGCTCGGCTGCGATCCAGTCGCTCGTGCTCATTGCTTTGATTGAGCGCGGGTCTGTGGTGTCGTAAGCCGGTGCGCCAGAGGCGCGTGCTGCAACGGGTTCGATCGGCGCCGGAGCGCTAGATGGTTTTCTGGTGGGCGGACTGGCGGCCACTTTGGCCTCAATCTTCCCGATCTCTTTGGCCTGCAAGAACGGCGATAGACGCGAGATACGATCAGCTTCTTTTGGATTGGACCCGAGATAGTACGCAATGTCGGGGCCGATCTCTGACGCCTGAATTGTTTGAGCCATCACGGTCGAGATTTTGAGGCTTGGGTTGTAGGCGACTTGCTCGAAGTCGTCATACTTTTCCCTCGCCTGTTCTTCTTTCTCGTGGTACGACTCAACCAGTGCTGCTTGCTGGCGCTCCAGTTCCCGTTGCTGGAGAAGCTGTTCGGCTTTCTGCGCGGCCAGTGCATCGGCATACGCTTCGACCGATTCAAACTTATCCTGCGTCACAGGTTCTGCGGGCGCTGCGGGCGCCTTCGGACGCTCACGTTCCCAAGACCTACGCTCTCTTGCGAGACGCTTGCCAATCAGCGCATCCACTTCTTCTTGAGTGAATGTTTTGACCGCCGGTGCTTCTACGGGTTCAGGTGCGGGCGTCGCTACCTGTTCCGGCGCGGGTGTTTCCGCTACTACTTCAGTGTTTTCTTCCATGATTACTCTGGCGAGTGCCTGGTGGACCGCACCAGTACGGGTGTAAATTTATACAGTAGTCTCAGCCGGTGTCAAGCTACTTTGCGCTTGTACTTGCTCACGCAACTTTTGCCACAGCGCCACAGACACCTCCAACGGCAGCTTACCCAGCCCCATCGCAATGATGTTGGCTTCCTCTACCGTGATCTTGATCGCGAACTCTTGCATGTCAGGCAATCCATGGAAGCGGCGGGGACACAATAGTTGGGAATGCCTGCGCCTGAATCTGCGCGTTGACAGCAGCTTCCGTTGCGTCTTTATCCACCCCGTTAGCCCAGATCCAATCCAGCACTTGCTGCTGGGTCAGGTCGGGGTAGGGCGTGAAGGTCTCCTCTGGCGCAGGCAGCGTGCAGGTGGCGTAGACGCTGCCGGTGTAAATCTTGCCGTCGATCTCTTGCGTGTCGTTGCACGACCAGTGGACGACTTGCACGACATCTTGCCAATCGCCTTCTTGGGCCACGCACTGCATGGAGGAGATGTTCCAGTTCATATTTATTCCTCTACAAATTCGTGGACAGCATCAAGACCGAAGTGGTCGTTAACAAATTTCAGCAGCCGCTCAACATCAATCTTCAGCACCTTGCCGGTTGGAGTGTGTTTGGATTTGAAAATCCACTCATTTGTTTCAGCATCGTGCGGGGAAAACAACGTGGCGTTTCCAGCAGCATCCATGACATAGGCTTCACCGCTGGAAGAATAGATTGAAATGCCGTCTGTGAGAGTACCGACCGGAGCGGTGCCGTTGAAGATGTCAAGACGGTTTGTGCCAGCCGTCGTAGCGCGAGCAGCAGTACCGCCAACTTGCACGCTGCCGCCTGAAGAAACTTGGAATATCCCACCCGACGTAATCCGGGCGCGTTCAATTATGTTGCCAGAACCTGTGCCACGAGTTCCAAAAGTTAGCGCCATGTCCCCGGCAGCGGTTCTTACCCCAGCAATAGCAGCGTCGCCGTCACCCCCAGTATTGAAGTGAATGCCAGAATACGCACCAACCGTGGTACTGCTATTAGTTATATACGTTAACAAGGAAGTCGTTTCCATACTGCTTGCGCTATAAACAGTATTGGAATCAAACTTTGCTTTAAGCCTACGGGAAGATGACGTATCCCCAACCGCCAGATTCCCCGACGCATCTAGCGTCATGGCATGGATCGGGCTTAACAATGCGCCTGCGCCAGATGTATTGTTTACCGCTCTATACCAATAATGTTCGCCACCTGCTTGTCGGTAATAACTTGCACCTCCATCTGCGATATATCGAAAATTTCCACTACCGTAATATAAATTTGAGCCAACCCAAACATCGCTAGGGCTTGAAACGCCGCCAAAGAATGATGCGCCCCGCACTTGCATTGTGGTAAAAATAGAGGTGTCCCACGTACTCGGCGTCACCCCTAGCCCGAGGTTGCCGGAGGAGTCGAGACGCAACCTAGAAGTTCCACCCGTGCTGATGGCAACCGTATCTGCTGCTGGAAACCAGATTCCAGTATTGGTGTCTCCGGTTGCAACAATTGACGGAGTTGCTTCCGCTCCAGCCGCAAACGATGCGACAGTAGAAAACGCAATGTCGCGCGGCACAACGTAGGTATCGCCTGATTGTGCGGCTTGGATTTGTGGGATTGCTGTATTCAGCAGCAACACCTCATATGCTGGGGGCATGAGTAGGCTCCTTAAATCGGGCTGTAAGACGTGCCGTTACTTGTCAGCACTGTCTCGACAACATAGAAACTGGTGCCTGCACTGTTTAGCACTTCTTCATCGACAGTGTAAGGCGTTGCATCGCTGGTCAACACAATCCACGGCGGGCCAGGGTTAGGGCCAGCAAAGTCTGTCGCCAGCGTAGCGACAGTGCCTAGCCCTAAGCCAAGTCCGTTGCGGACGGGTATGCCAAAGCTCATCGGATGTTGATCGGTTTAGCGTAGACCGTACCAGCGGAAGCGATCTGGATTGCGCTGACTCGCCACGGTGCGCCGGTGCCTTGCGGCACGATGAACGGGATTGGCGTGTTGGCCGGAATCGGCGTTGAGCTGGTCGTTGCAGTCACGCCTTCACCCACGGTCACGTAGGCAGCGGTCGTTGACCAGATTACTACGCCTTGCGGGCCTGCCGGCCAGGCCGTCGTGCTGCCCGCCGTGCCCGTGTAGGACGCGGTTCGGGCGGGAAAATCGCCGTCAGCTAGAGGATTTAGCAGTTCCATTGTGCGTCCTTATGCGAGGAAGCGTAATTTGTACAGAGTGGAGAGATACTGACCTACGATCTCATCAATGATGTTTTGCAGCGGTGTGTCTGACTTATCGCAAACCTTGTACCGCATCTCTTCGACGTCAGCAAGTGAATCTTTGAGAAACTCAATGACGTCGCTGTTCTTCTTGGCGCCCATCAGCGTGATAGGGCCAATCAGACCGTGGCGGCCCTGGTAGGCTTCCGCAAACTTGTCTGCAAGCTCAACGATACTGTCGTAAAACTCGTTCAAAGCGACGTGTTTGGCGTAAGACTTGGTGTTGAGATGAACCGAATGGGTGACATCTCGAGCAAGAAAGAGCGTTCCGATAAAGTCTGCGCAGCTCACTGCGGTACTCCTTGCATCGCCATCTGCTGTTG